TATTCGTTTCAGCTTTAATATCTGTGAATGTTGCTACAAGAGTAAATAGAAACAAAATTGATATTAATAGTTTCATTATCTCGCAGTAACAGGAACTCCAGAACTAGTCACAAATGGGTTTTCAGCAAATGCCATGTAAACATAATTATTTGAAGAACTTGCATTAGTTGCATTTGCAGTTCCTCTTAATTTAAAACCATTAGATAAAAAATCTCTTTCTGCGTGATGTTCTGCATCTGCATATTCTCTATCAGTTGCATTTGGTGATAATTGTTTACCTGCTGGATTAAATGTATCTCTTGCACTATCCATAACAGTCCATTCAACAGTTCTATCAATTGCCTTAATTAAAACCCAAGCAGGTCTAAATCCTGTATAAACAAATGTTCCGTCTGTACTTCCATTACCTGTATAAGAGCCAAATTTAGAGTATCCTTCTATTTCTGCGAAACAGTAGGCAATTATATTATCACTATTTCCGTTAACCGAGTTATCTACTCCTACACTAAAAACAGATGAAGTTGGGTCTGTTTCATTCCAATATAAACTCCAAAAATTATATGAACTAGTAGGTATTTCTGCATTAGTGTCTTGAAGAAATAATGCTTTAGAGTCACTTAAATTATTATTGTAAACTGTCCAATTATCAGAATCAGACCTATTTTTTACTATTACGATTTTTGGTGCTTTGCCTAATCCATGACCAACAGTAGCATTACTTCCTGTTCCTGTATAAGTCACAACACTAAATCCTGCGGTAGTATTCGCTTGAACTGTAGATGTAATTGAGCCATCAGTATTAGATGAGGTAGTACCACCATTGGCTTTCCACTGCCAAGCGACATAATCAACATCTCTATCAGGTTGATTTACAGATGCACCATTACCGATGGAAAAACCATCTGTATTAAAAGAGGTGACTGCACTTGAAGATGTATATTCAGCTTCGCTAAGGTTTGATGCAAGACCTTTTGTTACACCTCTTGTACTATCAAATAGTACATGTGAGTGTGCTACTGTATCATTTCTTTGTTTAATCCATACCCAATCAGGTTGAAAATCACCTGCACTAGCATCATTAGTTATTGTTTGTGAACTACTTCTATTTCCTGTGTAGAGTTGTGTATGGAAATAAGCACTCCCATCATCAATCGTAGGGGATAATTCAGTTGCTAGGTTTTGAGTACATAGTGCAAGATAGCCAGAGGGTGGTGCGTATTCAAAGTTTCCATATCCGTTTCCGTCACTGTTGCCAGATGTGATTGAGAAAGCAGGATTACCAAAGTTAAATGCTACTGTTGAAGAATTAGAACTATTAATATCACTAGCTGAAGCAAAATATTCACCTAACAATGTTGAACTTGGTGCAGTGATAGAAAAACCACCTGTATTTGTTTCTGGATTAGCTGAATTTTGCCAAGTTCCATTCTTGCTAAAATATAATTTATTATTATCTAAGTCTATTCCAACACCTAAGATATCAGACGTACCTAAAGAATTACCATAACTAGTTTCAACAGTATTTTCTCTAATAGCACCACTAGTAAATTTATAGCCATAATCATTTGATTTATTCCCTACTTCCTGCTCTGTTCCTGTTCCTGTAGTTGAAACAATACCTACAAATAAATTACCTGATAGGTTTGATGCTTTTGCTTCAAAATACCATTTACCAGAAGATATTCCCATAGTGCTTCTTGGATAGCCATAGCCTGAACCTGCGGTGACCATTTTACAATTACCCTCACTAAAGGTTGAGTTTGCCCAATAATTATCATTAGGATTTAAAGTACAAAAGTTATTAGTAGGTGTATCTGTTGTTTGGTCAGTGGCACTTAAATTGCTAGGGGTGAACGAATTTGAATTAGGTGAACTATCAGCACCAAGACTACCACTATCTGAGAAGTTTAGTTTAAACCCATTTGTGCCATAGCTACCATCATATTCTTTGACCTTCCATATACCACTATCACTGTCAAATTCTCCAAAGTCAGTAGGGGATTTAGCAGTTCCGTCTATTAAGTATACCTCTGCCATATAGCCATCAAAATCTCCTGTGTTATCATTACCTTGTAATCCAATACTGTGTTCATTAGTATGATTTACAAGGGTATCAGTATTTTGAGTTAATGAAAAATTTGCGAAAGTATGGCTAGTATCATTTGTTTGTTGAATTCCGTTTACATAAAATTTTAATCTATTTGCATCTGCTCTTAATGGTGATGAAGCATCACTAGCAGTGAGGTCAACAGAAACAAGTATATGATACCAAGCACTTACATCCCTAAAAATAGCTGTTGATACTTGTCCTACTGCACTTCCACTACCTCTGCCATAATCAACACCACTTGCACGAAAATATACTCTTAAGGTATTATCTGTTTCAAAATAAAGCATAGTCCTATTTGAGTCGCTAGTACCTGCAACAAAGAATTTTTGTTGTGTTCCAAGAGTTGACCTCTTTACCCAACCACTCCAAGTCCAAGTTTTTCTATTACTACTAGAGCTAGGTGTTCTACTTAAATGTGCACTATCATCATCATTAAATCTTAGGGAATTATCTATTGCATATCCACCTGCGACTGCACCATTCCCACCTAGAATAGGAAATGTCATTTATATCTCCTCTGGGAAACTTGCTAATGGTCTTGATGATGTATTTGTATCTTTGTCATACACCCAAGTGAATAAAGTTTTTAAAGCATCAACATCAGAACAAGCGTTAATTTGTGTTTCCATTTCATTTGATTTTGCTCTTACATTTGTTCTGTAAGTTGCAACATTACTTGGAACATTATAATCAGATACTTCAGTTGCTTTGACTACATGCCAATCAGTAGGGGATAGAAGTCCACTTGCTTGTGCTTTAATTTTTTTTATTTCTAATCCTTTTAATCCGTATGATTTAATATCACCGACTGCTTTGTCACTAGGAATTTCATCACCATCTTCAAAAAGAATATCTGCTATAGGTTTAGCAGTTGCAGTGCCATAGCTTCCTGTGACAGTACCACTAGAATAGGCATAACTAACATTAGTATTGATATAGTAAGCTTCATCTTTTTGATTAGTTGCGTCCATGACGACTTCATATATGCCAATCGCTTCCCTCTCAGCGTTTGACCATAATGAAAAAATTGTTTTAGGATATTGATTATCACCAATGGTTATTCCTTTATTAGAATTTACTATTTTGACGAATTTTCCGTTTTCTACTAATGCAAACATTATCCGATATTTAAAGACCTTCCTACTTCTAATAAGTTAGTTCCGTCAGACTTAAAGATGATTATATCTTTAGCTGAAGCAGTTGTTGTTAGTGTGGGTGCGGTTGCACCTGTAAATTTATATGCTGAGTTGAATGTTAAAGTTCTAGAACCTGTACCATCTTGAATAATAGCTAGAGAATAAAATGCTCCTGCTTGTTGATTGGTTGGTGCGTTTAAAGTTCTATTTCCTGCAAGAGTGACTTTGGCTACTTGTTGTGTAGATAAATTCCAATCTATTGTTGCTCCGTCTGTTAATGTTTGCTCTGCAAAATATCCTTTCTTAGCAAAAAGAATATTAGCGTCTGATAGTGTTAAGACTGTTCCTGTAGCTGATGTAGATAATCCTGTAATTGTGACTGAACTGTCTAACCAATCAACTGTGTTAGCTGAATAATTAATAGTGGCTAGTGATATATTATCTGAGCCATCATAAAATTTTAAAGTTGGGTTTGTTGCATTAGTTGTATCTAGCCAAATAGTACCTGCTACTGCTCCACTAGGTGTAGAACTGCCTGAGTGTGTTGAATTGATTGCTGATAGTGCGTTGTTTATATCGCTTCTAGTTGCAGGGAAGCCCTGATTGGCGATATTCATATCGTGTTGTGCCATAACTTACTTTTAATGTCCTTTCGCTATATAGTCAAATGTTTTACTAATTGCAGTGCCACCTGAATTTTTAAATGTTATATCATAGCCTGATACTGATTTGTTAGTTATTTCATAAAAATCACCTGTTGCCAATCCTTGTGCTGAAACACCAATAGCAGGAGTAGAAATAAACACAGGTGAGAATGTAATAGATTTAGTTCCTGCACCTGATGATACATCATTTTCAGAAACCAATCTTTCTTGCATATCTGCATCTACGGATAGTGCTGATACCACAGGAGTTGCGGAGTTATCTAAACTCTGCATTATTAATCTAAATTTAAAATATCTAGCTGAGTAATCACCCACATTGAAATTTCTAAATGATGTATAGGAAGAATTATCATTAGATGTAGCAATCTCTAAATGACTAGAGGCGTTCACAGATGCGTCACCATCAAAGTTAGATGCTTGGTCATCAAATAGTCCTGCTACGTTATCAAATAATCTATCTCTATCATCTGTGGTTTGAGTAATATTTCCAGTTAGTCTAGTTGTTTGCGTACTGCCTAAATCTATAATATTAGCAAATTCATAAGTTCCACTAGATGGAACATTGTCATTAGTTGTACCACCATCAAAGTTTCTTGCAGTTATATCGTCAAAATTATCTGAGGTATTATCATCAAAGTTTTCTAAACTATCTAATTCAAGGTTATTATCTACCGCAACTACATTTGTTTTAGTTCCTGTAAAGTTTGGGTTTTCTGTAGCAGTATTAGCATTAGTAAAGTTTCCAATCGCAGTAATATTAGTTGTGATGATTGCTTCATTAGATGAGAAGTTGCCTAGTTTATCTACTGCCTTAATTAAATAGCTACCTGTTCTGGCAGGTACAGTGACTGAGGTTGCAGGTCTTGATACTCTGTTAATTAAAGTAAAACTATTTTGCCATTCTGGATTGACTGTTTCTGTAGTGAAGTTAATAACATAATAATTAAGGTCGGCATCTGGGATACTCTCCCAAGATAGATGTGCATCTGTTCCTACGATATTGATTGCGAAGTCTTGCACATCACTCGGTGGATCAATCTCACCCACAATATCTCTCGTAGCAGTGACGTTTGTACTTTCAACAGCTAATGAATTTATAGCCTTAACTCTTACTGTGTAATTATCACCTGAGATAACATTCAATACTCTATGAAATAAATCTACTGTGCCTCTACTATGTACAATAAAATTACTATCAGCAGTTCTTTTATATTCTACTTGGTATTCTCTAACAAATTGGTCTGGTGATGCACCGATAGTTATATTCATGGCAACAATAACTGTTCCGTCATTGTAAGATATTAGTTCATCAGCAAGGGTGACTGAAGATGGGGGTTGTACTGTGAAAGGATCAGGGAATGAGGTATCACCAATAACTGGGAAGGCTGATGATCTAGCATCAAAATCATACCATGATTGTTGATGTTCTTGTAAAGATAAGCTGGCTGTAAAATCAGAATTTAATGACATCGCACTTATTCTAAAAGGTTTGTTTACCATACCGAGAACTGTACTTGATAGATTAACAATATCTCCAATCGCTAAATCCAGAGCTTGATAATTAGCTTTTAAAGATAGTTTCAAATTATTTCTTGATCGATTAAGAATAATTTTACCAAACTGTAAAGCCTGATAGGGATTATTAATAGTGTCTAAGGTAACATTAGCTTCTTGCAAGAAACCACCATCAGCAGTTTTTAATGTTTGATGATCTGCATCTGTCTCAGGATAGACAACTGTATCGGCTTGATAATTTTTATCAGGATTAATATAATTAATAACAACTCTATTAAACTTTTCATTTTTTCGTTCACTCTCTAATTTAATTCCACCAATAATATTATCCTCGTTTAAAGAGAAGGTTGCTGTTCCTGTGCTTTCAATTAAGAGTTTAAATTTTCCTTGAACATAAGGAAGTAGTCCTCGCATTCCTTTTAAAAACACTTTGACGTTTTCTAGTATTTTTTTATTGGTGTTAATGACTGCATGACATTCAAATAATTTACCAGTCGTTGATCCATAATAAGTGACTGTGCTGTCAGCCACAGTAGATGCAGTATAAAAACTTGATATATCCAAATCTGTTGTAGCAATACCTTTTCCATATCTTTCATTTCTTAAAAAATCTAATAAACACCAAACAGGATTTGTAGAATAAACTCCAGTTGTTTCACTTCCCCCAATATCAAAAGTAGAAACTTTACGACCTTGTATTTTTATTTTGATGTTAGGTATGCCTGTATATTTGTCTGCATCCCATTCAAAACGAAATGCAATATAACATAGTCCACTTAATGGTCTGTTTTCACTAGACCAACTAGTAAGATTATTTAAAAGGGATGACTCTGATTGTCCATCAGTACCATAAAAAGGTTGTATCTGGATTGTTGTACCATATCTACTATCATTAGAAGTAATGGTTGTACCATCGGCAAAACCACCAGAGAAAGTCACAGGACTATCATTAACTTGAATTTCTGTAATGGCATTGATTTCACCCTCACTTATGACAAAAGCCATATATAGGTAGGTATTGTCAGTCCCACTCGTTTCAATAAAACAGCGAGTACCACCAACTAATCGTTCACCATAAATTACAGGTATCTGGGCATTGTTTGATTGTTTATTAAGCTGAGTACCCCTAATCTCTTCAACTTCAGGTGTATCAGGTATCTCAGGTATATCAATAAACCATGAAACAACCTTCTGAGCAACATCTTGTATAAAATCTACTACCTGCCCCATTTATTTGTAATCCTCATCACTTTCGTTATATCTTCATTAATTCTAATCCAAGCCACTTGTTTATCATATTGCATATCTGAACCAAAATGTTTCTTAGCCCACTTAATCATATCTCTTAAATTTTTTCTACAAAGTAAATGTACAAAACAAAGATTATCGCCACAATTCCAATTTCCATAATCAATAATTCCATGCCTTGTAAATTTTGTTTTTGTCATATCGTTTAAATATGCCCAATTTAAAAATCCTGTTATTTCCTGATCTCTAAATATCTTATATTGATGATGATAGAAGCTCGGTTGAATTTGGTTCTTAATTACCTGAGTTGGAATATCTTGATATTTCTTAAATGATTGAAAAAAATCAACAACTTCATCAATCAATTACTTCTTCCCCATAAAATATCTTGCACTGTTAAACCAGCAAATTCCATTCCTCGATCGTTAGGAAAAAATCTTTGTTGGCTTCCCTCATTTGTTTTACGACCTGCGACTCGACTAAAATCAGAGAAATGAGAAGTGCAAATTAAATCGATGGTTGCCTTGTCAGTATTTATTCTGAAACTTTCAATATAACCTTTATCAAATTGATAAGTGTCAATTAACGCATCTGAACCATTTAATAATCCTATGTCAATCGTGACTTCATCATTTGACACATTGTTATTTAATAAGATAGATGTAAATGCACTTTCAACAGCAGAAAGTCTAACAGTGAAATTAGCTACATCTAATTCTGCGTTTTCTGATTTAGCTGTAATATTTAATAAATGCCCTGATGCAGAATAAGTATTAGAGTTATGTGTTATATCTTTGTAATGATTTGTTAATCGTTGAGGTGTTGGAAATAATATTTCTACTAATAGAATAGGTTTAATATTATTAGTGGATAGTTCTGTTAAAAGATCAGATGATAAACCTCTAGCCATTACAGAGCCTCTATGAAATCAACTTCGTATCTATAAAAATTGTCTAGTGCTACATTAAATTGTTGAACATCATTTATTAGTCTTACTGTAAATTGAACATTGTCATAAGTCACACTAGAGTCATTAGATAATGCTTCTCGTAATGGTGGCTCAATAGTCAAAGTTGCTTCATTTGATCCATCAGCAGTGACATCAGCCACAATCATATATACCTTATCATGCGAGAACTTAATAAGATCGCCAGCCAATAAATTACCAGTCATTCCATCCACAGTAATTGTTGTGTCTCCAGCAGTATGAGAACCATTTACTAAAACAGTACCAGAGACAGTTCCTTTAGCATTTTTTAAATCTGGCAATG